AGAGAGACCAGAAATTTTAAAGTGATCTTTAATGATCATTGGTCTGTTATCAAATTTAGTAAAGCTTGGCTTAAGTTCTCCTACCATAGAAGCAGAACCTTTTGCAAACTCAGAACCAAATACAAAAACATTTACACCTAAATCACTAGATCCTAATACAGTTGTCATGTTAGCTGTCTTATACGGTTGTGCTGTAATAACTTGATTAGTTGAATCTGAGACTCTACATACAAGTGTATTAAGTCCTGTAGCAGCATCAGTAACAATTACAGTAGCACCTACTCTTACAGAGTTAGTATAATCACTACCTAATGTTATTGTATTTGCATCTACATCAGCTTGACACGTTGAATTTCCAGTTTTGTGTTTGTAAGCAATATGTAATCTGTTTTGCTCAGACCATACTACTTGATCAGAGGCCATAGGCATTTCTGCCCCTACCATAGCCAAAAATCCATTAATTGTACGATTTCCGTATCTTTCGATTTCTTGTTCGTACAACTCAGGTAGGTATTGTTGCGCCCAACCTTGGTTAGCTGTATTAGCTAGATCCAAATAGTTGTTCGCGCTTACGACTTGTGATGGCGATCCTGTTAAAGAATAGTCACCAGCTAGTCCTAAAGACGTATTAAATCCCATTTTGTTTAAATTTTAAGTTGTTATTTATTTTCTAATTTTAAATTTCAAACTAGAACTATCTTCACCACTTAATACTCTAAACTTTTTACCACCAGTATCAACAACAGGTGCTGCAGTTCTTGGAGACATATCAATGTTTTTAGCGCTTACAGCACTCTCCCTTACAGCGTCTGCTTTACCTTGATCATAAAAGTGTTTAACAATTTTATCAATGTTTTTACCAGCATATAAAGCTTTGTGATACCCTTTTGCATCTTGCATCATATTCTTATTGTCAAGGAACTCTCCTATAAAATTAGATATATCGCTTTGATACTCTTTAACATTTTGAACGTCTTTAATATTGTATCTATAAGTTTTTTCTCCAACGTTAAAGTCAAAACCTTTGAAATTATTATTGAATACAGAGTCAGTAGATTTTTGGAAACGTTCTAACTGTTGTTTTTGGATCTCACTATTAGTGGTTTGTTCTTGTTTGTATGTATTGTAAAATTCTACTGCCTCTTTCTGCTCGCTGGTCAACTTAGAACCCAACTTGACTTCTTTGTAATACTGATCCTTTAGGCCAGTAAGATGCTTTCGAGCTTTTACAATTTCTTCTTTGAAAGCCAATTTTTTCTTTTTAATATCTCTTGGCTCATCAATGTCCTCATCAAATTGAAAGTTGTCTTCAATTAAGAAGCTTATTTCTTCCATATTTAAATGAGGCTTAGTCGTTTTATAATATTCTAATAATAAAGCGTTGTCATCTATATCAGAATAATCCGCATTTAATCTAGCGTAATCCTCTAGAGTTCCACCTGTATCTTCCATAAACTTAACTAAATCTTTTAAGTTTTCTGGTACAACCACTTGCGGCTCAGGTTGTGTTTGCGTTACAGGTTCTTCAATTTTTTCTTCTACAACTTCTTCTTGTTGTATATCTTCTTCTTTTACCTCTTCAAGAACTACTTCTTTTTCTTCAACTTCTTCGGCAGGCTTTTCAACTTCTTCTTGCTTGTTTTCTTTAGAAACTTCTTTGCTAGCTTCGGATTCGTCGCGAACAGGTACTTCATCTGTGCTTTGCTCTTGAACGGGCTCATTTTTCTTTTTTAATTTGATTTTAAAATTACCACCTTCTTGTTCAACAATTTTAGCTTGAACTTTAGGCGCCTCTTGTTTTTGTTCTTCATTAGAAGTGTTTACAGATGTTTCCTCTGTTTTTACCTCTTGAATAACATTTTCTTGTTTTTCAGTGTTTTCCATAATATAATATTATATAATTGTTAATTATCTAGGCTCAAATTGCTCTAGTCCAAAACCTCCTAAATTATCAAATCCAGCTGATTCAAAATTTTTTGGTCCTGTTTCTTTTTTCCTTTGATCAATCATCTCGCTTTGCTGAGTTGCTTGTATCTTAGTTCTTTCGTCTTTACGATCTTCTTTTTGTTTTTCTCTTTGTTTTAAAACATCAGCTTCAGCTGTTTTTAATTTCATATTCATTTGAAACTCTAGCTCCATTAACTCTTTTTTAATTTGAGCTTCTCTTTCCATTTTTTGCATTGCAAGCTGTGCTTTAACTTGTTCTATCTGTGCGTCTGTTTGAGCTAATGCTTGAGTTTTTTGCATTTCAGCTGCAGCAGCTCTTTCAGCAGCAGCCGCATTAGCTTCGGCTTGTTTCTGTATATTTTGCTGTGCTATTTGTTGGTCTAAAGCTTGTTTAGCTTTTCTTCTTATTTTTAATAATTGATTAGCTAGTTTTATATTTCTAACCTCACGTATATCAATAGCATCTTCCAAGTTTATACTATTTTGTTGTAAAGCCATTTGAATATTGTTTTCTAATCTAGCTTTTTCTTCTTCATCTGGCGCTAATTCTAAGAATATACCAAAATCATGCAAATGTAAGTTAGCCATTTCTTCTAGTGTACCAACATTAAATTTACCTAAAGATTTTATAAATGCCTCTTTTGTTGGTGAATATTCTATTACATCAGATATTCTCATTGCTATACACTCTGCAGTAGAAAGAGTTATGTACAAACTACTTTGTAATATATGTCTTGTAGCAGTGTTACTATTAGCAGCTGCCATTTTTTGTATACCTACTAAAGCATCTTTATCAGGCATTGTACCATCTCTAGCTTCATTTAACCCAGTTACATCACGCATCATTTGTAAATAGTAATTATAAGTTTGTATTAAACTTTGTATTTTACCACCTTTTGTACTAGAGTTTATTTCAGTAACTGGTCTTATACCTCTATTCATATCACCATCTTGTGTCATTGATCTACCAATAACACTACCAGTTTGGAAATACATGTTTAAAGCTTCTTGCGGGTTATAGTTTGTACCATTACCTAAATCTATTTCAGCTAAAGCATCTGCATCTAAATAAACACCATCTGGTACCATTTTAGACATTACTTGTTGAAGTTTTAAGTGAGTAAGCTGTATCATATCTGCAAAACCAGTTATACGGCTTACTAAACTTTCAATACGACCTTCATACATACGTGGCGCACACATACTATAACTCATCACTGCTTTTGTAGTATCAGCTTTAGGTCTGATCATATTTTTCTTTAACTCCCACTTTAAAACTTTGTTTGAGCCACTACCTAATATTTTAGCACCTTCATATATAACTTCAATAACTCTTTCTACCTTTTTAAAATCTTCATTTTTAGGAGGATTAAAACTACCGTCTTTTTTAATAGCTCTTTGACCACCTGTAGCTGTATTTTTTACTTTATAAACCTCACTCATATAAGTTTTATATTCAAAATATAAAACACTTATAGAGTTATTATCATCTCCTTTTTTATTAACAACTGTGTTTTTACCATAAGAGGCAGAGCTTGTTCTATATTGCTCTATCTCTTCATCTGTTAATTCAGGAAATTGTTTTTTAAGTTCGTTAGCATAAACATCTTTTACTTCACCTACATAATATATATCATCAAAATAAGGTGAATCAGTATAAGAATAAACTAAATCAGCTGGATCAACATATTCTATTTTAATACCTTCTGACTTATTAAATGAGTTTTTTATAGCACCAATACCTAAAGTAACTAAATCATGATTTACTCTTTTAGATACATACTCATACTTATTAGCATCTAACACGCTATTAATAGCTTCTTCCTCAGCTATTTCAATACTTTGCTTATAATCAAGCTGCATGTGTAGCTGTAATTCTTCGTTAGACTGTGGTAGTTTTGACTGATCAGTTTTATACATGTCTATACCAAATTGTTGAGAAACTTGATCGTTAAAACCTTTAGCCTGCATATCTGATACTATATTTTGAACATAATCAGTTCTTTCTTTTATAGCAGCTGGATCTTGTGAGTATGCTTTAATATCGTAAGATCTATCAGCCATACCGTTTACAACTATATCTACAAATTTAGGTATAATAGGAACAGGCTTCCAGTCTAAATTAAGATATGATAAATCACCGTTAATAGATAATTCATCTTTGTATTTTTTAATTGACTGCTCGCCTCTTGCGTATAGTCTTAGCGCGTGAAAAGATTCTTTAAAAGTTGAATACCTATTTGAGTTTTCATTATTACTAAACCACTCGTGCTCAATAGCTGAACCAACTTTAGCGCCGTATTCAGCGCTCATCTTTTCTTCATCACTAACAGCTTGGCTAGGAAAAGAGGTTTTAATACCTTTTTTAATCATCTTTAAATTATTTGAGATCTCACTCCTTGGTTATCGTATTTTTTAATACCAAGATTAATTGATTTTATTTTTCTTTCTTGTGTTGGTTTATAAAGGTTTTTATTACAAGCCATTAAAGCTAGTCCAGAACTTATTGACGCATCAAACTTAGTTCTATTATTTATATCAAACTTAGCCCAGTCTTCCAATGTTCTTTGAAAATACATATCACCGTAACTATCACCCAATTGTCCTACATGGTTTTCAATATAACTTTCTATAGCTGCAGCATGTGCTTGTTTAATATCTTCACTTGAGTTTGGTATACCACCTATTTCTTTTTCTGTAACTGATAATTTATTCCAAACTTTATCAGGTCTATTCATTGAATAACCCCTGTAACCTCTACGTTTTAAATAATATAAAAGTCTAGGTTTATTGTTTTCAGCAAGTATTGGCATACCATAAAACACGCAAGCCATTAATACATCTTCAAAAAATATTTCAGCTGTTTGAGGTCTTGCTACATATTCTAAAAATATTCTATTAGACGGAGCATTTTCCATGCTAAACTTAGTTACACCATGTAAAGCTCCATTTGACCCAAGCCTATCAACAGTGCCTGATATATCATAGCTATCACATCCAAAGGCACCTACGTGTTCGTTTCCAGGAAACTTAACACCGTTTTTAACTATTATTCTGTTCTGCATATTAACTTCAGGTATCCAGCTTATTTTAAATCTACCGTTTTTATTTGGCATAAACTCTACTGTTGTGTCTTTTATACCATTACGCCACTGAAAACTACCTTGAGTTACAAGACCAGACATTTTAACTTCTTCGTTGTAATCTACTTGCTCGTATATTTTTGTTAAGTTAAATAAACTTTGTTTTGTTTCATCTCTAAAAGCATGTTGCTCTGTTCGTGGAAACTGTCTATAAAACTCGTTTAAAGCATCTTGATCATTTTTCAACCCATCAACTTCATTATTCCAATAATCAATTACTCCATCTCTAATTGTGTCACCATGTGGTCCAGTAATTTTCTTTGTTGGATTTTGGAATACAGGTAATCCATAAGAATCAATGTATCCTTCGTAGTTCCATTCCATAGGTATGAACAAACTATATAATCCTGAGCGAGTCTGTCCATTGCGGTTTCTTTTAGTAACATCGGAGTCATAGTATAATTTTTTAAAGTTATCACCACCTTTATCTAATGCGTTTGATGTTGAGCCCATCATGCATTTACCAACTATCCTACTACCTAATCGTAACGTGGTCTTGGTGACCCTCCAGTTGTTGAGGATGTTGTTCGGACGCTCCCATTTCCCTGATTCATCATGGACGAGGAGCTTGAGTTTCTCACCGTCGTAGGAGTTATCACCTGTATTCTTCCAGTCGATGGTCGTATCAAGTCCCTGGAGTTCCTGTTCCAAGGCTTGTTTGGTGGAAGTGGTTGAGGCGGTAAGTTTACGACGGGTATACTTGGTGGCTGGGACACGATAGGCAAGCTCGGTCTTTGGACGGTCCATTCCGTCCTGGGTCGGTTTGAAAAAGAAGGGATAATTAACTGATATGGGTACCACCTTATCTGTGAACATGGACTTCGCATCAGGTCCAGACTTGGATAATATACCATACCTGGAGTCACTTGATATGGTTGCCAAGTTAACCACCTCTCCTGAGGCCATGAAAGAAAACCCGGAACGCCTATTCTTAAGGTAACACATCCCAAAGGATCGTGAATCTGCCTTACAAGCTTCCCAGAAAATAAAGAATAATCTATTTGATTCACGGAAGTTTGGTGCGCCGACGTCAATCTTAGACCACTGCAAGTACATGTAATGAGTACCACTAATGTAAGTAGGAACGTCTTTGTTATAAAACCAAAAACCTTCTTCCCTACGAGTAAATTCATTATCGATGTAATCATACCATTTTTCTTTAAAATTTTGTGGATACTGTTTAAAATCGTAAACAGTTTTAATTTTTTTTAACTCAACAGGATAATCAAACTTAGTCCATTTATTTTCTTTAAACTTATGTATATTTTTTGATTTAGGTAAAGCTATTTTTAAATTTTGTATTTCATATATTTCACCTATTTCACCTGTTCTACTTATAACTACAAAGTCGTGATCTTCATTATAACCGTACTCCCATTTTTTATACCTATTGTTTCTAGCTAAAACCTTAGGCTTAACATAGTCTTTTAGTACTTTTATTAAAGTTTGCTCGTATTTCATTTAGACCTCCTTTCAGCAAAACCTTTAAAAGTTTTTTCTTTATTTTCTTTTTTAGGTTTATCTTCTAGCATATCTTTTTCTTCCTGTATACGTTTAAGTATTTCAAAAGCATCAAATATAGCTAGTTTTTTTGTAGCTGCAGCATTTTTTAATCTGTCAGCACTTATATCATCTTCTGAGTCTACAATAGGTTCTTTAGCAACTTTAATAAGTTCGTCCACAGCCACTTGCCCAGCTTGGATTATATTCAACTTCGTCTCCTTTGTATTCATATTTAATTGTAATATCATTAGTTCGCATACGGTATAATCTATCATTTTCAATGATAAATTCATACTCGCTGCTTGGGCTAAACCCTACAAGGCTTCCCTCGTGCACTTTAAAAGCATCTAAGGAACTATTACCATATTTTAGTATACCGACACGAGGACGCTCTTTTTCAACCGTTACAAATTGTTTTTTATTTTCAATAGGTTTTACAAAACAAAACTCAAAAGGAGCTTTCCATTCATCATTTTGTTTATATAAAAATATTTGATCGTGATAACAGAAGTATAAATCTTCTTTAAAATATGAAGAACTATTTTTTTCTTCACCTCTAACATTATAAAACCTTCTAAAAACATTATGATGAACTATAACTTCATCACCAACTTTTATATTTGTTTTACCAACTTTAGGTATTGATTCAACAACACCTATTCTGCTAACATACTTGTGATCGTCCATAGTTGTATTAACAATAAGTTTATTACCGTCAATATCAACTTCGTTTTCGTATCTTTTACTTTTTGGTTTTACTATAAAATTAAATAAACTTTGCATTAATACTCTAAATTGTATTCAATTGATATAGCCATGTTAGAATTAAATTTCTTCCACGGTATAACTTCGTCTTCTTTTTTTATAAATATATTATATGAATTATCTTTATTTTCATACAATATATCGCATATGCAGTGTCCTCCGTAGACCTGTTGGCCTACAGAGTAATGCATTGCTTCATTTTTATAGTCAGTTCCTATGCTTATTTTTCTAATTAACTTAGCCATAGGAATTATATTTATTCTTTTTCTTCTACTTCTTCTTCTTTTTCTTCTTCAATAACTTCGTAAGTACCGTCTTCAAGATTAATGTTAATCTTACCGTACTCTTCTTCTAACTCATCAGCAGTTTCTTTTGTTTTCTGCATAACGTTATTTAAAGCATGTAGTAGATCGTGTTTCTGTGCTTCTACTGCACCTATATCAGAGATTAATTGACCTCTAACTTTTACTTGTGCTTGAACTTTTTGTAATTGTTCTTCTGTAATTTTTAATTCTTTACTCATAATTTTTGGTTTTGGTTTTAATTTAATTTAATTATTTTTTAAATATACTAGCTGCTTTCTCACCACTTCGTCCACCGAAATAGGCTAAAACTACAGCCATCATAACTTTTTCAAAAGTATCGTTCCATGTATTATTTATTTGAAACGGTATACTTTCTACACTATCTAAGATACCAGCTAAAGAAAATATAACAATACACCATACTAATACTAGTGGGCGTACATTTTTTGACATCCATGAGTCAGACATTGAGTCTGCTTCCCACCTTGATGTTATAGCTGTTATTTCTTTTTCTTGTTGCTCGTATATCATTTGTTGTAGCTTTACTTTATCATCTGCAGGTGCATCTGATTTAGTAATAGCTTCAATAGCTTCTCTTGGTGATGTAACACCTTGTAACACATTTCCTAGTGTAGGATTTATTACAGAAGCCGCGCCAAATAATAGTTGACCAACGGTTGTATCTTTAAACTTCTTTTTACTTGCCATTTTTTCTACC